TGGTAGTGCGGGGTTTCGCAGGCTTATCCACGGGAGCGGGAGTCGGCAGTGCAGGCGGCACGGTGTTGTCTTGGTCCGTCACAGGGCCGATATCACTCTCGGAAAGATCCAGGGCTGGTCCCACAAAGTCAGGTCCAGGTTCGCTGTTGGTTTGGTCGGCGGGTCCGACGATGACCATAGGAGCAACCATTGGCGTAACGACTGTTTCAGGCGCTTGCGGCTGGGCGCCTGGAATGGCATCGGGCGTTTCCGGTGACGCGGTTTGCGAGGCGGTGTCATCGAGCACGTCCTTTACCTGGTCGAATGCTTCCCCCGCATAGGCGAGGATCAATTGAGGCTCTTTCCCAAGCGCCTCAAGTTGTTCATCCGTGAAGAAGTCGTCCGGGTAAAAAGTCGGCTTGCCAGGGTGGGCAATCCCGCAACGACGGAAGCCGTCGCGCTTTGAGGTGATAACGATGGTCATAACGCCCCCTTATCCCAGCCAGCTCGGCGCCAGGATTTCGGCGGTGCCTGCCCATTCGTTGCCGCTGTTGGCATCCTTGACCAGGAGCTTGCGCGCAGCGCCTTCCAGCGGGGATGGCACCACCAACAGGCCAGGGTTAACGCCGAGCGGGCGACCGCCATCAGCATGGAACCCCTTCATGGCTGCACGCGCTGCGGCATAGTTTTCGGCGTTAAGGGGTGCTTTCGAGCAGAACGCAAACTGCCAGAAACCGAAACCGACGTTCGCACGGGCATCGACGCCATAGCGGTATTCATCGCGCATGAAGACGTTTTCGTCGTCCATGCTGGTCATCGCTTTGAGGTCGTACTTGCGGCGCAGTTGGAAGATGATCGGTTTGATCGCCCGGCTGACATCGAGCAGATACCAGGCTGGCCCTTCACCGTCCTGATAGTTGCTGACGGAGATTGCCGTGCCAGTGCCGTCGGTGTTCGGGTAGACCGGGTGGTCGGTGTCGAAGAAGTTCTGGCCGTCATAGCACAGCGTGGTCAAGCCAGCTTTCAGCAGACTGAACACCAACTCGTCCGGATGCGCAGTGGACGCCCGGCCCATCTCGGCAAACAACGGCTTATAGACGCCGATCTGGTCATCTTCGATGGCGTCACGCGGCACACCCACGGACGACTCGTACTTCTTGTTGGTGATCGAATAGCTGTGCGCCGCCATGTTCTTGAGAACACGGTCGCCGATCCACTCGCGGAAGTTCGGGAACTGGCCCAGCCAGCCATAGGTGTTGCTGGCCGACGTCGAAGGCACGGTCGTGGCAATGCGCGCCCAATCGGTCGGCGTGGCTGCCTGGGCATTTTGGAACTCGGCCCGGTACGCGGTGAACAACGCGGTCAAGGTGCCAGAAGTAATGATCATGAATCGCTTCCTTTATATAGAGGGAATTACGCCTTGCCCTTGATGAAGTCCGCTTCGCTCATGTCCAGCAGCTTTGCGACGTGTTGCTCTTCGGCGTTGAGCGCGGTGGCGGTTTTGTCGGCTTTTCGCTCGTCCAGGTTGGAGGGCGGAGCAACGACCGGCGCCGCATCGACGAACGCCTTGAAGCGCGCTAGGCCGGTTTCGTCCTGGCAGGCAGCGCGGTGGTAATCGACTGTTGCTGGGGTGATCTTCCCGGCCTGTGTGGCCGAGGTGATCAACGCATCGACTTGCTTGTTGTGTTCGGTTTTCTTCTGCTCGGCCAGGGCTTGCTCGGCATTGGTGGCACGTTGCAAAACGCTGTCGTAGTCAGCCCGAGGCATGAACTGCTCAAGGTTGGGCTTCTCGGTGTTTGTCGCTTGCGCGGTTGCTTTGAGTTGAGCGGTGGCCGCAAGGGCCTGTTCTTCGGTTGCCGTTGCAGGCAAGCCGAGTGCAGTCAGAAGCGCAGGTGAAAGCGTCACAGGCGTGACCTCCGTGTTTTCTTGATTAAGGGCGGTCAGCAGGAAGTTGGGTTTATTCGTCAGGCCCGCGCTGACCAGGCGAGCGATACGGGTGGTATCTGGGTCGAAGTCGAAGACAGGGGAAAGGAAGCGGTATTCGCGATTGATTACCTGCTCGGAGGCCCGAGGGGTCCAGTCAACCAGGCCCCAAAGCGCACCGTTGCGTAGTTCCAATTGCTTGATCCAGCCCGCAGCCGGGGCGGACTCGCCCTTGCTGGCGCGGTGCTGGGTGGCATGTTCCCAATCAATGGGCAGGTCGATAGCGCGACCAAGGAAGCTGGACTGGACCAGCGTCCCGGCTTGTTCGTCGAACAGCCATTGCCGACCATCGCGGCCAGTGACGTTGGGACCAGGGGGAATTAGTTCGACCCACTCCGGGGCCTTACCGTCAGAGACGGTGGCGGAAAGGTCGGTGTTGAGTGCGAGTTGAGTTTTCATGCCGCCAGTGTGTGAGGACTGGCGGGATGAGGGAGTATCAGCGGGGTTTAAGGTTTATCTGAGCGCGTTGTCGTTAGGGTTAGAAGGGAATCGGGTCGTCCCAACTTGGTGGCGTTGGTGGCGATACCGGTGTTTGTTTGAGCACGAAAAATCTTTTATTTTCTAGCATCCACTCCCAGCCGGCATTTGTAAGGCCATAGGTTTGATGATCGCCGTACATTGATTCCTCAACTTTATGGTTTACCAAACCACGCTTAATTAACGTGCGTATTGCTATTGAAGTTGCGATATTTGTGAAGCCTGCTTTTTCCATATCGCTTTTTATAATGCCAATACTTATGAAGTCATCTGGAGAGTCAGCATTACCACCAATTGCAGCCATAACTACGACTTCAATTTGGTCCAGGCCTTCGACCGGCTGAAGAATCGAAGGATTAGCAGCAGTGTGAATAGACTCCTCTTTTTCAAGTAACGCTTTCAGCTTTGCAGTAATACTCTCTCTGAGAGATACAAAATCCCTTGGTGCGCCTGTTTTATACCTGATAATCGTTCGGTGTTGGACATCAAACGGGAATCGTGTAGTTCGTTCATCAGAGCAGACGAGGACAACCTCTTTGTTCAGGGCTATCGCGTAGCCTAACTCAAACCATACATTGGGGTTATCGAGGCTGATATCTGCGAGGCATATGCGCGAGTCCTTAATGCCTTTCTCTATATCTTGAATCGGGATGACTACCTGCGGATCTCGGTCCACCCGGTATGGCTCAAGGTCGGCATCATTGATGGCATGAGCGAAAACGTCCTCGTATCTGCTATCGAATGCGCCACCATCGAAAGGTTGCATGACAAAACAGTGTGGCATCTTCGTCTCTCCCTAGATAATTATCAGTCTGGCGAATGGGGCGAGCCTCCGACCCTTGGGCAAAGCGCCATGCCTTACCCGCTAGGATGCTTTATTGCCGAGCCCTGAGCAAATCTAACGCAGGTCTAACGCCCCAGCATCACCCGGCAAGCAGCGGATGTACCTTTAAGGCGCGTTCGGTCCGCCTGCGAGATTCTGCGAGGTCATTCTGTTAGCGGCTCAAGGAGGTAGTTCTGGATGATCGCCAATATCTCAATATCGTCCTCTGATGACAGCCCAAGGTAGGGCCTCGCCTTGATCTCGGACTCGTGCGCGCCACGGGTCACCCATTGCGTAAAGTTAGACTTGTTCTTCTTCACAAAGCGATTGCCTACCGATCCATCTTTACCCTGGCGAAAGTAGACCTGTTGCGACCTGGCCGCATGCTCAACCTTGCCGCCGAACTGGTGGATGGCGCCGTATGGCCGGTCAGTGCCGAAAGACAATTCATTGTTGCTGACGGTATGGCGCAGCGTGTCCTGGAGTGTGCCTTTATCACGCAGAATGCGGCCACCCTTTTTGCGCGCCAGAGTTGACGGTGCAAGTGGTGCCCAGGGCGAACCATCAGGAGCGACCTGCTGGCGAAAGCGGTCATTGGTAGACTGGTGCAGGTATTCGGCAATGTCGTTTAGTGGCGTGGTCAGATCGTCCAGTCGCTCGCTCAGTTCATCCAGGGCTTTGCCTACTGGACCTGTATCAATCGCGACCTCAAGCATTGAACCGGCCATAAGCTCCTCCTATTCCGGACGGCGATAAAGTTGCACGCCGAGGCGTAGCTGTTGCAGGTACTCGGGGCTGTCTGCCTCTGGCACGAAGGAACTGACACCAGCCCAGCCATCGTCGCCAACTTCGAACACTGCCAGAGCGGATGTTGGCTTGTCCTCGTTCTTGAAGCGGCGAAGATATCGGCGGCGCACTACGGCCTTGCTCTGACCTTCCAGCCATTCCAGGCGGACCCAGACCTCGTCGGGGGCTTTCAATGTGTCGGCCAGGAGAGGCAACTCCCGCGCAACGCCGGAACGCTTGATAAGCAACGGCCCCGTGGGCGTGTTGCTGAACATCCCCCGGCCGATCACCACGGCATCGCCAACCACGTCCTTGAACACTGCGGGGGCTGACTCTGTTGCGCCGAACTCGCCGAGGAATTCATCCAGATACTGTTGATCAGTTAGCCCTTCGGGTAGCACGCGGTTTGCCAGGACTGTCCGGGGCGACGGCATGGCGTCTGGTAGTCGGCGGTTTGGGAGGCCCGCTGTCGTGGCGCTGTATTTGGCACCTGGTACGGGCTGGGGCAATGGGTCGTAGGCCCGCAACGGTGGTACGGCTGAAGCCAGGCGCGACTGACCTGGTGCGTATTCAAAGCCGGGGTCAATGCCCTTGGGCACCCGCACTGTACGCGGACCATTGGGACTGTTCTTACCGACGACCCGGTCTTCCCACTCAATAGCGGGCGCGGGACCAATCGTCAGGCCCTGGCGCTCGATGTCCCTGGCCGAGGCCATGAACTTCTTGCACTTACAGCCCCAACCATTTTGCGGGGTGTGGGTCGACCACCATGGGTCATCCAAAGGCAGAGTGGTGCCGTTCCAAGCCAAGTGCATTGGGCGCGGGTGTGCGCTGTCGCCGTGGCGGTAGATGCCATAGGGACGGCGCTTGCGGAGTTCCGGGTCCGCCATGTGTGCTTCACGTCCGGCATTATAGGACTGGCGCAGGTTGGTTTCCCAAATGACATTAGTGCGCCAACCGCGCTCGCCCTGGTACTGCCATCCATGTTTGCCGATGACCTGGTCGAAGTCATTGCGGAACTGTTCCAGGGTTGTTCCGTTGGCGATGGACTTCTCGACTGCGCCACGCAAATCGGCGAGCAAATCCCGTTTCACTGCACCGGCAACGA